TAAAATCGTCCACTAACAGTGTTCTGGAAGCTTTAAACAAAGCACCAGAAGGCGCAAAAACAATAGATGAGTATAAAAAAATATTTTCAGAAGCTACAGGGATTGATATTTCTGGACAGCCGGACAATTCAGCAGCATTAACAGCTTTTGGCCTTGCTCTTATGCAGAACAAAGCTGGCAAAGGTTTTAATGTGGGCAGGATGCTTGGTGAGGTAGGCGCTGCTGGAGAGAAGGCGCTGCCTCTTATGATTCAGGCCAAGAAGGATGCGAAGGCATCTCAAATAGCTGCTGGCCGCTTTGCTCTTACAGAACAAAGTAAAGACGCCGCTACTCGGACTGCCTTCATTACAAATCAAACTAATTATCTGCGAGATCGCCGCGACAAAATTAATGACGACATGGTTGCTCGTATAAATGCAACTGAAGACATTCGTCTGAAAGCCAAGTTAAAGGCCGAAGGTGACTATCAAAATCACTTATACAACCGTCAGATAAAGCTGCTTGAACTAAACGATAAAGCAGCAAAAGGCCAGTTTAAGACAGGTGATAAAACCACTTTTAAACCGATTACAGGCATGGACAACCTGACTTTGACAATGGGCGTCCGCGAAGCTGACGGCCAACCTGTTTTTAAATTTCCTGCTGAAGAAGCTGCTCGTTTTGGTGTGGCGCTAGCCGACGTAAACGATGGTATTCGTTCATTAGACGAAATGTCTGGCCTTATTAGTGATGTTGCTAACGCGACAGGCGGCATTACGGGTGGTTTGGCAATGGAAGCTCTTAATAAATGGTCAAGGAGCATAGGGTTTGAAAACATTTTTGAAGACCCGGAGGGCGGGTCTGCAACCAAACTTGCTGATGCAGATGCCATTAAAAAAAGAGTCATTGCTCAGTACAAGCGTTTTCTTTCGCAGGAGACTGGCAATGGCATTTCAGAAGGCGATGTAACAAGGCTTGAAAACGCTTTAGGCGATATTAGAATGTTTGAAAACCCAGATGTTGCACTTAGAAGAATTGAAGAAACGAAAGCTATATTCAGGGGCAGAAAAAAACAACTTACAAGTGAGATTGAGAGCTTTGATGATAGAGATCTTTATCTCTCCGACAAACAATATCAAAAAACAATAAGCGGTTTGGCTGGTGATATTGATGCTGCCTACTACTATGACAGGAGTGGTGGGGGCGGAAGATCAGCCATGATGTCAGAAATATTTGATGTTACTGTAGATGCAGATGGAACGCAGACATACCGCCTGAAAAGCTCATAAGGACTCGACATGGGAAAGATAAAAATTGAACTTCCTAACGAATCTTTCTTTGTAGAAATTGAAGGTGATCAACCAAATATCAAAGAACGTTTGGCAATCAATGAGTTAGTTCAAGACAAGATGAGGCCAGAAACTGGCCCTCAAACATCTCCACAGCAGTTACAACAGCTACAGCAAGATCAAAACTTTGATACAGAAACCGGCGTTAAAAGCGGCAAACTTCGTGCCGCTTTATCAGCGGCTGAAACAACAGATGAAGAAAATGCGATACTCGCAAGGGCTGGTTTCGCCCCAGAAGACTTTACAAGAGATCGTCGTGGAAGGCTTGCACTAACATCAACTGGTGCCGCCAAGACTGGCATGGAAACTGATAAGAACGTCCTCATAGATGAAGAGGGTTTCAGTCGTTATGACTTAGCAGACCTAGCCGGGATTGCACCAGAAGTAACGGGTGCGGTTATTGGTGCTGTAAAAACTGCGCCTCTTGGCGCTCCGGGTGGGCCACTTGGAATTCTTAGCGCAGGTGCTGTAGGTGCCGCTGGAGGCGCTGCGGCAGGCAATCTTTTTGAGGAGTCTATAGAAGGATTATTTGGTGTTTCCAAACAAACTGCTGAAGAAATAACAAAGGATACCGCTAAAGAAGCTGCATTTGCGGCTGGAGGGGAGCTTTTGTTTGGCGCTCCATTCGCGTTATTTAAGATTATATCGCCAAAGCCGGGTATCATAAAAGAGGGCGGACAGCAATTAGACGACATGGGACTGGCTGTTACTCGCGGCTACCAGCCTACCAAACGTGCTATGGGCCTGCCCCCCATCCCCGCAAAACTAGAGCAGGTTACAGAATCTGTCATCGGAGCGAGTCCGCGTCAGGCTAAAAACTCAGTACAAATGCAAGAAGATCTTGCTCGTTACAAAGGAATGATTGATGAGGCTGTAGATGCAGCGCAGGGACAATTAGCCGGAGACTTTTTGCTTGAAGCTCAAGCTTTGAGCAGTCAAGCGATGTCTAGCGCAGCAAATAACGTAAGAGCATCAATTGTCAGTCAGTTGGACGATTCTGTAAAATCTGTTACTGGGAGTCTAAAAAAGAACGCATCTTTAGATGATGATCTTTTCACTCTTGTTAACAATTCTTTTAAAGCATTTACTGACGCTAATACGGTAAACTTTGCTTTGATTGATGATGTAATAAGTAAGTCTATTGGTCAGGCAGATATTCTTCCTACCAATAGTTTAAAAGAGCTTGCTGAGAGCTTTCAACAAAAATATGGACAGGTTTCGATTGGAGGGACAGACCAAGGGGCTAAAGCGATGGCTGATAACTTGGCTGAACAAATTAATCAACTTGGCAATAAAGCAAGCTTTACTACAATTTATAAAAATCGTGAAAATTTAATGAAAGTAATGTACGCAGAGCCGAAAAAGTTTGGCACTGAATATCAAATGCAGAAAGATGTTCTAGCTGCTTTGGACAATATTCTTACGTCTTCTAATATTGAAACCTTATCTCAAGGCATCGGAAAGAAATTTGGTGCTGAAAGTGTAAAGGCTCTGAAGGCTGCTGCTGATAGCATCCCAAATGCTCGTAAATTTTATTTTGAAGGAATGAAAAGATTTGAAGATATTGAAGCTGCAACTGCTGGAAAAAATATTGTTGCTGCTTTACGTCAAGGAGAAACACCATCTAGGCTTGGTGGATTTGCCATGTCTTTAGTAAAGAATGGCAATAAAAAACCCCTACAAAATCTTCGTGCCGCATTAGGAGCAGGACCACAATATGAGTCTGTTAAAGCCGCTCTTGGTCAAGAATGGATGAGAACCACTTTAAAGAATAGTGGGTTTGACACAGCAAATCCGTCTTTATTTAATGTAGAAAACTTTGTTAAGGCTATAGACGATTTAGGCGAGACAGGGGAAGAATTGTTCGGGGCGCAGCTTGCCGGGATAAGATCTGTTGCCAAACAAATGGACAATCTGTCCGTAGGCAGGGTCAATCAGAAGGTTCTGGATGATGCTTTTGAGGCTGGTGTTGATCAGTCTGTACTTTCTGGGATGAGAAGTGCCTTGAATGCTGCTCAGAGTTTTGGTGCTGTTCGCAAACCTCAGTTACTTAAAAAGCTTAACGACGGAACACTGGAGGCTGACGAAGCTTTAGAAATATTTCTAGCTCCCGGCGCAAAGAAAAAAGAAGTCCGCGCAATAATGAACTTCTTTGAGCGCAGTGGTAATGAGCAAGCCATCACCACTATTAGAGGTGCTGTTCTTGATGATATCTTTGATGGCATGGGCGCTACTGTTAACGGTCAAGACCTAGCAGCACTTGCTGGCCGCATAGCCAAGAGAGACAAAGGTCAGAAGTTGGACATTCTTCTTGGCAAAGAAATTGCTCAAGATGTCAGAGAGTTTGGTCGGATCATGGGAACTTTGTCCAAGGACGCATCAACATCTGATCTCGTTGCTAACAGCATTACTGTGAACTTCATGAGCCAGCTTGGTCGCATTTCTCGCCTATTCTTGGTTGGCAAGCTGTTTGACGGAAGAGGTGCTGTAAAGCAGATAGATGAAGCTTACAAGCGCAGCAAAGGCATGCCTGTAGAAGAACGAGCTAACTTTATGTCTACTGTGGTAAATGGCTTGTTTAAGCCTGTGCCGCAGATTTCAACGCAACTTGCAGACGAGGGTGCCATGAATGCGGCTCGTGAAGTAGAAGCTCTTGGCAATCGCCTAACAGAGCGTGTAACACAAGTGACTTCACCAAGCGCGTCATCTAGCATAGGCTCTGTAGATGTAACGCAACCATTAACACCAGATATAGCGCCAACCCGAACAAATGTACCAGATAGCACCATTCGTCAACAGGCGGCGCAAAACCCTGCAATAGCAGATGCCCTTGGGCTTCGTGGCCCAACAGCAGGACTTATAAATAGGGAATATCTCTAATGAACATGGATAAACTCAGGCAAGAGATTGCCGATGATGAAGGTGTGAAGCTTAACGAAAATGGGCAGCACATCATTTATTTGGATCACTTAGCGCTACCCACCTGTGGTGTGGGCCACCTCATTGTAGAGGGTGACGATGAGTATGGACAGCCTGTCGGCACTGTCGTTAGCGATGAACGTGTGCGCCATCTGTTTGCTCGTGACTGTGCGGTGATGATAGATGACTGCAAAGTTTTGTATGAAGACTTTGACGATTTACCCGAAGAATGTCAGCACATCATTTGCAATATGATGTTTAATATGGGCAGACCGCGCCTCTCTAAATTTGTTGGCATGAAATCAGGTGTTTATGCGCGTGATTGGAATCGGGCAGCGGACGAAATGGTAGACAGCCGCTGGTATGATCAGGTTACAAATCGGGCGAAACGCTTAGTGGCTCGTATGCGATCTCTTGCAGATGCATCTGATTAAGCTTGATACATAACATTTCCTGATTGTCCTTACGCTCAATGTCAACATCCACCTGAACGCTTTGCTCGTAGCATTGCTCTATGGTTTCTGTGGGCAGAAGCGCGACCACATTATACTCTGTGGGCGCTACCGCCGTGACAAGAATAAGCATCCATTCATAGGGCATACTCACCCCCTTGCAGCAGATCCAATACCCATACTGGCCACATTGTTGCCATAATCTTTATCGTATGCGTCTTTGACCAACTTGGCAATCTGTAAGCCAATCGTGCGGTGTTCCTCCTTTGCCATAGCCCGAAGCTTATTATATGTGTCGATGTCAACGCCGACAGACTTGACTTGTTTTGGCTGTTTCATCACAATCTCCCAAATATTCCCACAACAACCCAAACAATACCATGTATTACCACAAACGCAAGAACAAGTACGGCGCACAAAAAACCACTGTCGATGGCATCACGTTTGATTCTAAATGGGAGGCGCAGAGGTGGGGTGAGCTACGAGCCATGGAGCGTGGTGGGTATGTTAAAGACCTTGAAAGACAAGTTAAGTATGAAATTGTAGTGAACGATCAGAAGATTTGTCGTTACGTTGCAGACTTTAGATATAAAAAAGTTGACGACGATGGAGTTGAGGAGGCGGTTGTTGAGGATGCTAAAGGATTTGAGACACCTGATTTTAAACTAAAAAAGAAGTTGATGAAGGCCGTACACGGTATCGAATTATTTTTATCAAGAAAGAGTTGACAGGCAGTCTTTGCGATATTATGTTTGTGATGATTTAGCGATCACAACTGATGGAGACTGCCATGAACGGAGACACCGTTCCACAATTCAATGATCTTTCGTCCCTTAAACAAAGGCGCGATGAGATCAAATCTCAAATTGATGAACTTCAGCAATCTTTGAAGATCGTCAATAACTCACTCAAAGACATGTTTGAAGAGACTGCCCAAATGCAGCTTGCTCAACAGGGCAAGGACTTTGGTCAGACTACGATCAATACTGGCAATCACAAGGTCACTATTGATTTTAAAAAGCGTGTCGATTGGGATCAGGAAAAGCTGATTGAAATTCTCAATCGAATAGACCCTGACACGGCTCGTCACTATGCAACTGTAAAGTACAGCATTGGCGAAACCAAATATAACAATGCGCCACCAGAAATTCAGTCCGCTCTATCTGAGGCACGGACTGTTTACCTGCAAGGCGTTACCGTCAACATTGAAGATAGGGATACCAACTAATGCTTCAAATTATCTCTGCCGAAGAAAGACTGGCCGAAAAGCGTGGTCACAAGATTGTGATTTGCGGTCAGTCCGGTGTGGGGAAGACATCACTGGTACGCACCTTGGATATGGACAAGACATTGTTCATGGACTTGGAAGCCGGTGATGCCGCCATTGAAGGATGTAAAGTCGATGTTATTAGACCGCGCACTTGGCAAGAGTGCCGTGACTTTGCATGCTTCCTTGGTGGCGGAAACCCCGCTTTAAGTGATGACTCTCCGTACAGCATGGCGCATTACGAATATGTCACGCAGATGTATGGTGAGCCAGAAGCTGTCTTGCAAAAGTACGATACGATCTTTGTTGATAGTATCACTGTAGCAGGTCGGCTGTGCTTTACGCACAACCAGAACCAGCCAGAAGCCAGATCAGAACGTAACGGCAAACTAGACACTCGCGCAGTGTATGGTGCGCAAGGTCGTGAGATGATGGCGTGGCTCACACACCTACAACATATTCGTGAAAAGAATGTGATTTTCGTCGGCATCTTGGACGAAAAGACAGACGAATATGGACGGCTAAATTACGAACTTCAGATTGAAGGCGCAAAGACAGGCCGTGAATTACCCGGCATCGTTGATGAAGTTATCACGATGGCAACAGTCGCATCAGATGAGGGCAATATGTTTCGCGCCTTCATTTGCGACAATCTAAACAAGTGGGGATATCCTGCAAAAGACAGGAGCGGTAGGTTGGCCCCTATCGAAGAGCCTCACCTTGGCAAGCTGTTTGAAAAAATGTCTGGGCCACGTCCAGATACAATGCAGTTTGTTAATCCAACAACGGTCAATATTGCAGAAGGAGAAGGCTAACATGACCCTTGACCTAAACAGTTTTACCTATGATGACGCGCCGCAAAAGACTGAATTTGCGTTACTCCCAGACAACACCGTTGTGCGGGGTATTGTGAAATTAAGCGGTGGCGATACAGAAGTGCCTGAACTTGGTGGCGGACAATACTTTAAGTCTTCTGCTAGTGGGGCAAAGTGGATGCCTATCGAAATCACCATCGTTGGTGGTGAGTTTGACAAGCGCAAGATTTGGCAGAACATCTTTGTTGATGGGGCCAAGCTTGATGCAAACGGCTACCCGATAGCCAAGCGCATTGGGCTAGAGACAATCAAGCGTATGGTTGATAGCGCCTATGGATTGAAGAAGGACGACACAAGTCCTGAAGCGCTCCAGAAACGTGCAACAATTACCGGTGTGCATGTTCTAATGGGCATGGAGATTTGCTTTAAGATTGGGATTGAAAAGGGCAACAACGGTTACCCCGACAAGAACAAGATTAAGGTTGTGTTGACCCCAGACTCGCAAGAGTTTATTTCTGGGGGTGTAGCACCACAAGCTGCACACGCACCCACTCCTGTACCACAGGCCGCTGTTTCTGCACCGGTACAAACACAGGAGGTAACACCACCATGGGCGCGTTAAGTTTTTTGAAGCAATTATTTGGCGGCAACCATCAGAGGTCGCTAAACTCGGTACAGGGGGGAACCGGGGCCGTAAATCCCCCCACTTTCGTTCAAAAGCAAGTCGCTGAGTTAGACAAGCTGGAGCAACATTACTCCGTTCCTAATTATTGCAGAGAGTCATTAAGGCTCATGTCTCGTAAAAAAGGGGCGAGTGTGGCTGAAATGGCAGAGAGTACAGGCAAGAAGAAGGGCACCATATATCAGGAGATGACTGGTATTAGGAAGTCTGGTGTTAAGATAAGCAAGAAGTACGAGAAGCCAACGTACAGATACAGAGTGGGGTAACATCATGTTGCTCCGTCCGTATCAGGAAGTCGCAATCAACGACGCTTCTGATGCTCTGGACAAGCACGGTAATACACTCGTAGTCGCACCCACTGGAGCCGGAAAGACAATCATGCTTTCCGCTCTGGTGGGTAAGCGTCGTGATGTGTCGAAAGATGTGCTGATCTTACAGCATCGGGATGAGTTGGTTTCACAAAACTCCACAAAATTTCAACGTGTGAACCCTGAACTATCTGCTAGCTATGTCAACGCTTCACAAAAAGACTGGGGCGGTGATGCAGTATTCGCAATGGTTCAAACCCTTTCACGCGAGAACAATCTTGAGCGCATGCCCAAGGTTGATCTTATCGTTGTCGATGAGGCGCATCACACTATTGCTGACACATATCAACGTATCATTAAGGCCGCTAAGAAAGCCAATGAGGGGGTACAGATTGTTGGATTTACTGCCACTCCCAATCGGGGTGACAAGAAAGGTCTGCGGGACGTATTCAATAACTGTAGTCACCAGATAGAAATAGGCACGTTGATTCGTGAAGGATTTCTGGTCCCACCTAAATTCTTTGTTGTAGACGTAGGTGTTCGTGATGAACTAAACAACGTCCGCAAAACTGTTACCGATTTCGACATGAGCGAAGTCGAGGCCATCATGAACAAACGCGCTATCAACGAGAGGATCGTTGAGGAGTGGCTGCACAAAGCCGGTGATCGGAAAACAATTGTCTTCTGCTCCACCATTCAACATGCAACTGATCTGTGTAAAACATTTGTGAATTATGGTGTGTCTGCCGATATGGTTACCGGCGATACACCAAAGGATGATCGCAAACACATCTTGGATGAGTTGTCTAATGGCAACACACAGGTCGTGGTTAACGTTGCGGTCCTGACTGAAGGATTTGACGCACCTCCTGTATCTTGTGTTGTGCTGACACGGCCATGCTCGTTCAAGGCAACTATGGTGCAAATGATCGGGCGTGGTTTGCGCACGGTTGACCAAGAAGAGTTTCCCGGCGTTATTAAAACTGACTGCATTGTCATGGACTTTGGCACGTCGATTTTAACGCATGGAGAGATTGACGAAAAAGCCAATTTGGATGGCGGTGAGACAGAAGGGCAAGGGCCAGAAAAGCAATGTTCTGCGTGTGGCGCATTGAACCCGGCAGCAGCTAAAGAATGTCAGGTATGTGGAGAGCCGTTTGAATCTGAAGAAGTA